CAGGCTCCGACTTTAAGAAAGCTCCAACACCTTTAGTGTTTAGCTTGAATTTAAACGAGCTACTCATATCGTTCCACCGTCACTTTCTTGTGCCAGGCAGTTGGTACCATGGATTCAATTCCTTCAACAACTGGCCCGAATGTTCGAAATGTTTTTCCGAAGAATTTAACTTCCCTATCTTCCCAGTTGTGTGTGTCACCTTTAGGAATACCGAGCGTGTACACTGCTTTTTTCCCATAAAGTTGAACCTGGTTAATAACATCCGTAGCCTCAGTAGGAGATACTAGGACATTCTCTACTTGGATTTCTACATCATCGTATGTTGCAGCACCCATTTCATCCTCACCATTTTTAACACGATCTACTAATGTGACAGTAATTCCTTTAATCATAGAACTCTATCACTCCAATCCGTTGCTTAGTGAAGCCTAAACGTTTCAATTCTGCATTCTTGATGAAGATACCACCGCCAGGCACGAGATACGAGCCACTAACTGAGTATCCTAGAGCGCTTTGACTAAATTGAGTCATCGGCTCTTGTTCTGTAGAAGTCATTAATGTACGAGCTACAACATCAACTACAACAGATTTAACCACGTTCTCATAACTAGAACGCTCTACAACCATATTGTCTAAGTCTTTCCCATAGCGACGAGCCTCTTCCCTCAGCATGTCAGATACAGTGGCAAGAAGTGCATTCGCTCTATCAATCTCAGACGGTTGCAGTCGTTTCCATAGTCGCTGTAAATCGTCTAAAGTCGCAAATGAGTCCATTATTCATCATCCTTTGCTTCTTTCTTCGCTTTAGCTTTAGTTTTCTTTTCTTCGACGAGTTCCCAATCTCCAGAAAGTTCACTTTCTACTGAAATTTCTACTCCATTGTTTACATTTCGATAAGTTGGCATAAATTACCTCCTACGCTTCTTTAACTCGAGCGAATGCTGTTGCATCTAAAATTCCCCAGCCGATAAAAGCTTCTGCACGTAAGCAGATTTCGTTATAAGCTTTTAAGTCACGACCAGTTCCGTCTGGGTCACCATATTTGATGATTTCTAAAGGCATGTTTTCAGCGTATCCCCATTTGAAGCGATTTTCAAAATCTCCTACAATTACATGGTCTTTTTCTAAAGTACCGCCTTGTTTTGCCAAGTTTTTGTTAATTTGCAATGTATGGTCAGCGAATTCTGTTGGTTTTCCGCCAAAACTGAATTGAGGGTATCTTGAAATATCGTTTTTGTCTTTAAGTTTAGACATTGCTCGAGCTGAAACTGGTGACATAGCAATACCTGTCACATCATTATCAGTCGCAATGACCGTCTGAATGGCATCTTCAATATTTTCATCAATTTTAGCTTCTGCATAAGTTACGACATTAGTTGTCACTAAACCATCAAATGAGTTAGTAGCTTTAAAAGTTGCATCCGTTAATGTTTTTGGCTCTACTCCATGCAAAGCTGCAATGTCGAACGCTTGAGCGATTTTTTTAGAAAAACCATCGGTAAACAATGACATATATTCAATTTGTTTTTCTTCAGAAGCACGTAAGAATTCGTCTGAAATACGCGCTTGGTAAACGAATTTTAAAGGTTTGATGATTACAGATTCAATTTTAGCTTCTCCTGCTTCTTTCTTTTTACCTTCTCCAACAATTTGAGCAGCTCCTTCTAAATTGAAGATAAATTGTTCTGTTCCGTTAAATGGGATTGGTGTTTGTTTTGATAACTGAGCTAATACTGATGTTCCTTGTACTTTTGAAATTAATTCTTTAACCAATTCTGGTTTAAATAATGTTCCTGCTTGTAATGTTGTCATATATTTTTCCTCTTTTCTATTGATTTAATTGTTGTAACATTTGTCGCATTGCTGTCGTTCTGTCATCACCTACGACTGGCTCAACATCTTTCAGTGGAGCGACTGGTTTTGGTTTGATAAATGCAGATAAACGTTCCGCATCGGCTTGCAAGCTCTCTTCGTCGCTACCTTGTAATCTGTCTACCAATTCATAAGGAAGACCGTTTCGCAATGCAATTTGTGTACGAAGCTGTGTTCCTTTGAACTTCTCAACAACTTGGTTAACTTCTGCTAATTCAGACTCTTTAGCGCTAATAAATTCGTCTTTCTCAGCTAGTAGTTTGCTGTTGCTGTCGATTGTTGCTAGTAACTCAGCGTTCGTTGTTTCCAATTCCTTCACACGAGATTCTAACTTCTCTAATCCGGCATACTTCTCTTTCTGACGAGCGAGTCGTTCACCAATGATTCTGTCTAGTTCTTCTTGTGTTTCAATCGTTTTAAATTCAGGCATGTTACTGCCTCCTTTCTCCGCGTTAACCTGCGCGTACAGTAATTTTTTTTATTAAAAAAAGCCACTACATAAGCAGTGACCTTTAGTTTAATAACTGATTTTTTGTTTTTTCTTCGGCTTAGATGTTGCACAAAGCCAATGCGCTAACAACGCGCTATCCATAAGACTGATATCTACATCATCGAAGTGTGAACGATATCCAAATCCACCATTTGAACCAATGTTCCGTTTGTCGCAATTGGTTACAACCTTAGATAGTGATGGTTGACCTGAGTGACAAATGGTCTTCTGATACACGCCTTGCTCAAACATAGCGTTTGCTACGATGATTTCTTTAACAGTAGGCAGCACTACATTCCTTATTCGGAACTCTCTCAATTCATCATCAAGAACTTTCTGTCCACTAGCACCATCTATAGCGATTTGAGACGGTTTAGCTTTCCTTAAGAAGTCAACTATCCATCCATTACCATTTCGAACAGATTGACAATCGACAGTTTCAACGAAGATATCATCAAAATCTGTCCTAATAGCAATACTCAAGGCTACGTTAGTGCCATCTTGCCCATATTTGATTCCAACGAACATAGGGCCTTTAAACTTAGGTACTTCATCAAGCCTAAGAGCCTCCCACTCAGCTTCTGAGATTGCTGATTTTTGGTTATATGTAGGCCAAAAACCAAGACGTTGGATATTATGGTCCAACTTATCGTCACCGAGTTCGGCTTCAATCTTCCGTTCGTCTAAGTGATATCCCATTGAAGGATTGGAATTGTACCAAGCTTCAATGTCTGATATCTCTTTTTCAGTAGATACAGACCACTCTGCCCATCCGGAATACTTACCACGGCCAAATAGACATGTTTCACGGAATTTGCTGAATACCGTTCCGCTTGAAACTGGAGTCGGAGGAGTTCCGCACATAACAGTAATTGGATTATCACTGTCCGTAACTGTATATTTCAATGCAGATTCTTGTTCAGTCGTATATTCTTGAGCTTCGTCTATGATCATGATGTCAAATCCTTCACCCAATCCACCGTTCGAAGTACGCGTCCTGAACTGCAGCACTCCTTCTGTATTAGTAAGAGCGATTCGTTCTTGACCTTTAGCCCGAATAGATGTGAAATCTTCTCCATCAACGTATCCCATCTTCTCTAAGTACCGCTTAACCTTCTCAAAAGAAGAGTGTGAGGTACTAATTCTATGAGCTGTGTGTAATATATTCAAACCTTGATGCAGTCCCCAAAGTTCCAGCATATAAAGAAGTTCGGATTTTCCGTTCCGTCGTGGAATGGAATATCCGAACTTCTGATGGACCCATAGTCCTTTTTTATCAACAGCCATCATTGCCTCTAGCAATTTCTTTTGCCAGATATAGCTGCTTAATCCTGTTTTCTCATAAATTTCTATAGCTTCCTTGCTGAGAGACCTTTTCTTAACGTAAGGCAGGATGACTGATTGTGTAGGAAGCTGATTACCATATTTCTTTCTAGCCATTCACTCATTCCTTTGTTTAAAATCTCTTCAACTCTTTCTAAAAACAAAGAGTTAGCAGTTTTAATAAATAGCATCCGGACTATAACGTTGGATATCATCTTCATTTAATGGAATTCCTGTTTTTAAAGAATTTTCTAGTCGTTCAATAGCTTCTTCTATCTCTTCTGGGTATTGGTCTATGTTAACAGGATTAAAAAAAATAGCATCTTCTAAAGAAACGTTGAATTGTTTTTCATAGCGTTTCAAAAGTTCCTCTGAAAAATACTTTAAACGATCATACACATTGTTATACATAATTCTATCCTTTCAATATCAAACCTACTGTCAAATGTAAAAAATCTAAATCATCTTTTATTGTTTTTAATACCCTCTCGTTTGTTGCAAAATTGATTGACTGAGTAAACTTTTCCGACGGTTCAAATAGTCCTTGTAATCCCATACTTAATACTTCTGTTGCGTTGGGATATTCCTTCCCAATATAAGGAGAAATGAAACTATCTTTTTTTGTTACTTCTGTTGTTCTATAATTAAGATTTGGAAAAATCTTTTTTAAACTGATAGGGTGCTCTCCAGCAGTACGGTTATTAACCCATTCTTTTTCAATTCGTAATACATTAGGATTTGCCCATTCAATCAAATGTCCTATTTCATGATATGGAGTAACTTTTCTTGTTCCCTCTGTGGCTATGGTTAAATATCCATCTTTATAGTCAAGGTATTTTGTGTCATACGCATTTCCTTTTGAATTAACCGCCCCTCGAATAAAAAATCCACGTCCGGATTTTCTTGCTAATATTTTTTTATTATGCTTTTCAGGAATTTTCGACCATTCTTTTGGATAATATGAAAAAGCTTCCTCTAACCCATCTTTAACGGCTTTTGAAGAACCTTTCGCCCAAGAATCGTTAGAAACTGAACCGCCTATCTCTCTAAAATTTGAAAAAATCGATTTTAGTCTATCTTTATCGCCGATATGATTAACGATATCGAAATGGTTTGAAACTTGTTTCCCTATTTCAATTATATCATTCGGAGTTGCTTTATTTAAATCAATTTTACTCAAAGCATCTTTGATTTGTTGTAACTTATATTCGTCAATCCTTTTGCTAGACTGAACCGCTACATCTTCCTCACTCCACTTTTTACTCCACACGTTTTGTTTTTTTCCATCTCCTGGATGATAATCTACTGTGCAAGTACATCTATCATGCCGTCTAAACACATCTTTGTTAACACCTGGATAAGTATAGACACCAGCAAGTTTACTGCACCAAGCGCAACAATTACCGTCAGTTGTACGAACAATCTTTGGCTTTAATCCAGATTTAAAATGAAAATCTGCATTTACTTTGATGTGATTATCAACAATGTTTTGGTTGAAGTTAACAATAGGTTCTTTAAGAATCCATGACACATCGTCGAACTTTTCCTCGTATGACAATCGATTTACTAGTCCATTAATTCTTTCTTGGTTTATTGGAGCCTGGATGGATTTCAATCCAATACCAGCCTCCTTGTTTAAAGTCTCTTGAACCTGCTTAGCGTATGTACTTACCATCTTGTGATTAGTTCCAAGTGTTTCATTCAAAATACGACTAGCAATGTTAAAATGCATCTTTCCATCAGGAAGAATTAATCCACTAATGTTGTTTTGAAGTGCCTCAGAAAGAATCTGCCCTAATTTAGTTGAAAATTCATGAGCGTCTATAAAGTTAGCTTTACCACTTCGCACTAGAAGTAGTAATCTCTCTAATTCTGAACTCTTTTCAGCCTTGCTAAAGAAATCTGCTTTAATTTTCTCGAGAAGTTCAGGTACAATGTCGTATTCATACGAAATATCATAATTATTCATTATCTTTACCTTCAACCTTAGTATTGTTCAACATGAACTCAGCTTCTTTTTCACTCATTCCTGTTGAAGCTAGCAATGCTATACCATTTTCTTTTGAAAGTACACCTTTCTGGTAATTGCTTAATAGTGAAGTTATTTCGTAAGTTGAAATAATCCTATTCTTTTGCTTGTCAGAAGAGTCATCAGTAACTTTCACTTTTTGTTCTTGTGCTTCTTGAACGGGTTTTGCTTCCATATTTCCTTCTATACCAGTTAAATCTCGAATTGTTTCTGCTGTGATATATCCTGGTAGAACCTGGTTTACTTTAATTGCGCCGTCACCGAGCATGGTTAATGTAGATGCGTCTGCTTCGAATAATGGCTCCCATTTAACTTTTACTTTTGTAAATTCCTTTCT